GATGGTTGGAACTTTTTCTCGTAGTCGTCTAACTTTAACGTATACCATGCGCCGGCGGAAGTCAAGCAATCAGATGACTTAATCGCATCAAACCAACTTTCCTCATCACGGATCCCAACCTCGTTGCCCCAAAGAATCCGGAAAGCACAGGATCTACCTTGAGTTCCAAAGCGAGACTTTTCAAGTTTAACCTTAACCTCCGAACCGATACGAAATCCCTTCTCATCTGTAACAAATGAAGACTTGGCTTTACGACCGGTGAGCCAAATACGCAGAGAATACGCATATATCATAGCTTTTCCACCGGGAGTCATGTAAGGCGTAGTCATCGCAATCGATCTTGCGGCTGGTCCTTGTGGAATGTTTGTCTTCAATTGGTTGAGGACAATAAACGTTGCTTGTTTATCGGCGATAGGAATCGTCAGCTTCGACATTCCCTTTGCTAGAATTCTCGCCTTCATTGCCATCGATGATTGAGGATTAAAATCGCCCTCAACATCAGAAATTGCTGGTGTAAATGCGAGTGAATCCCAGATCAAAACTAGTTGTTCGTCAGTTGCTCCAAGTAACTCTTCGATTGTCTCCAGCACAAACTCGACGGACGATGCTTGAACGTACATTAAACGGCTCAAATCGCAGTCTGCTGCCTCTAAAAAAGCTGGGTCGATTGCTGACTCGGAATCAAAATATACAACGAGCTTCCCCTGTTTTTGAGCGTTTGCTGCGATCTGAGCGGCCATGTAAGATTTGCCTGTGGACTCTAATCCTGCGATCTCTGTGACCTTTCCGACAGGAATGCCGGCGCGGTGACCCTTGCAAATAATAGAGTCAAGCCAGCGAGAGCCTGTTGGGATCCAATCTTTAACGGAGGTTGGATTGTCTCCGGTTAAGTCGTGCGCGACACTTCTGCCGGCTTTCTTGTTTACTAATTTCATTAGGTCTTGCATTGCTACACGACCTGCTTTTGCTTTCTTTGCCATGTGTCCCTCTTTGTTAAGAAAAGCGGCAGACTTTTCACCGGTCTGCCAGCGGCTTTTTTGTATTACTCTGCGACAGCGGCGGTGTCTTCACCGGTGTCTTCGTCAGCGTCTCCGCATCCACTCATTAGAGCGCATGCGGCGATCAGTACGGCGTACTTCATAATCCCTCCTTTGGATAAAAATGTGGCAGAGTATTTTAGCCCCGCTCTGCCATCGGTCCTAGACGCACCTAGTTAGATCAGCCGCTCATCAATTCATCAAAGGCACGGTCTACATCACTTTTCTTACCAGTGGCACCGTACTTGGCTGTCTCAGAAGAGCGACTTTCAGCGGAAGAATTTCCGGAAAGCTGCTCATCCAAGATTGCGTCGACCTGGGATGCACTAAGACGATCAAATAGACCATCAAAGTCGGGCATACGATCGAGGAGGGCGGGGATCGCATCTGCCTCTTCCAGGAGGGTGGACGTGTTTCGACGCATCTTCAGGTTTGTCTGAGGATATGCTCCAGGCTTGGTGGGCTTTGTATAGGTAAGGGTAATGTCCGTTCCCTCGTTGATGTCGGTAACATCACCATACTCGGGATCCAGAATGTATCCCAAAAGCAACTCGTAAGCCTGCTTTCCGTAGCCGTAGACTTTAATTCCCTCGTCTTCGCGGCCACGCACAACAACGGGCGAGAAATAGCGAGTGCGCACAAAGAGTGACTTTGCAAGCTTCTTGCTCTCCTCATCGTTCTTGTCTACTCCTTCGCGCCAGAGCGAAGAAGCAAATTCACAAATGGGGCAGTTTTCTCCAAAGTTGCGCTTTGGACACATAATGCCACCACGATGCTCGCCCACATTATAGTGGAAGAACATTTCCTTAAGCGGATCGCCATCGTTTGTCGGCACGATCCGAATATCTGTATCGCCCTCATCTGGCTTGAACCAGGGTGAGTTTGCGTCCTTATTTCCTTCGCCGCGAAGGGTTGCGAGCTTCTTTCGCATTAGTTCCATATCAATTCCCATTTTAGTTTTCTCCTGTTGTTGGGTAAAGTAAATCAAGCTTTCCTTGATTCCTATTGTATAACACTCAACGTAGCTTGTCAAGTGTATTCTTGTATTGCGTTAGTGTGGGCAACGCAGAGCCCAAAGTCATCGTGTTCTGTTTCATAGATTGCATATGAAATCTTGCGAAATGCATTTCGAGGTTTCTCTTTGAGCATGTCGACAATTCTTTTATGTAATCCTCCTTCGTTTTCTAATCTGTTTTTGTTTATACATAGATAATAACATATGTCTCGATCCATGTCAAGCTTATAAAGCCATTTTTCTTCAAGATTTTTTATATCTAAAGCTCCATAAGTTCTGATACGGCTGATATCTAATGGCTTTGCAACTATTCCAATTTCTGGCTCTGCATGATTGAAATAGTTTACATAGTGAACTGTCGAAAAAATTGAATCATTAATCATATCATAATACTTTTTAATTGGAATGTCTCCAATTGTTTTTTCAATCAGAACATTAGATAAAAGAGTAATGGAATTAAATAAACCTGAACGTGCGTATTCCTGCAAAATACTAAATACAATCTTGTCTAAAGCTTTTGGAAGGCCGGTCATTAGTTCGGAATCGGGTTGAATAAAAAAGACATCTATCTTTTTATCTTTAATTTGCTGTAAGATTCCCAACGAATAATTCGAGCTAAAGGATGAGCCTACAACAAAAATCTGTATGTGATCGTCAGTTGAGTCTAAAAATTTACCTACATTTGGAATATTGGCCTCGTACTCTTCTGGTGTTTCGTATGTTTTTAATTTGAATTTATATTTCGAATTTCTCTCGATCTTGTCATTCATAAGATAAACACTGTAGTTTTTTGTTTGTTTGAATTTCTCGGCAATCTTTGAGGCAGCATTACCTAAGCCAATAATTGAGATCACAGCTTTATCTCGTTTAGATTATAATAATCTTTTCCTGCTCTAAAGTTTGACAAATAACCATCTTCAAACGCCTCTCTAATTCCCACCACAATGCCCCTATCTTCATCTGCATAATCAATCACAATTTCATCGTGTACGATATGTGAAATGAATGATTTTTTACCTTCAAGCATTTGATCAATTAAAACTGCCTTTGACAATACGCGATCTGCCGTTGTGCTTTGGATTAAGTAGTTTAAGGCCTTTCTCTGTTCCACTTTAATTTTGCGTCCATACGGAGTATGAATATGGCCATCTATGTAGTATTTGTCAAGAACTTTCTTGCGATCGTAATAGTCTGATTCGATATCATTTGATTCTGGATTATATAGCCATGCGAAGAAATATAGCTTTGCTTCCTCGCGTGTCATTTCTAAGTCATTGATAATATTCTGAATATTCCATTCATGAATATCATATTCTGGCTGCTCTTGTCCGCTTAAATCTAATAATGTACGAATTTCTGCGCCGTTATAATCAAGGCTCATCATAAGATCATTATGAGGCTTGATCACTCTTCGCAGCTCTTTCTTGAGAGTTAACATCGGGAACGATTCAGGATGAGTGGTGAGCCTTCCTGTGATTGTTCCAAACATATTGTAATCAATCGTCTTATAGTTCTTCATGAGTTCTTGAATTTTTTGACGGTTCATAGAAGAATAAAACAGGTGCTTACAATCTTCGCTATTAAGATTAAGCTTCTGATAGCGAATCTTGTGTAAAAGCTTATATACGCCATCGAGATGTTCGTAATTATCGGGCCTTTCATAAATCTCAAAAACGTGTTCTGTTACTTTATTTTTAATCTCGCAAAAACGTACAAGAAAATCATGAGGAATTAAATCAAACGCACAATGATCCATCATGTTAACTTTTGCGATCTTGAAAGACTTGATGTATGCTCTCATTTTTCTTTGAACAGCTTGAAGCTCGTTACATAAATCTTCTGGGCAGCAATCAGTAATGGTGCGCCCTCCAGCGCGGATCCAGGCGTATTCCACATCAGGATCTGCAATGGAAGCACTATAGCGCCATGTCTTTGTTAAATCTGTTGGAAAATCATCAAACGATAACTTGCCGTCTGTATAAATTCCAATGCATTCTGACTTATCGTCAAGTGCTTGAAAAATCAATAACCACCTCCGGTCATAACACCCTCATAAGTTGATTCTGTGGTGCCAGAATCTAATCCTTCTTGTTCTGCTTTCATTTTATTGATTGCCTTTATAATATAACTCAATGAGCCTCGATAGTCAAACATTTTATTTAAAATAGATTCAAAAATTGCAATAGTTGTGCCTTTGCCGTGTGTTCGATAAACCTGAATTGCTTCCGAGATTAATCTATTTTTTTCAGCATCAGTAAATTTTGATTCTTCTTCCATAAAACGAATATTAAAATAAAGCTTCAAAAAATATTCCTCACCAAAAATCTCGTCAAGACTTTCACTAGTATATTCAACAGGAGTAATTATCCTCCGAGTACACCCATCATCAAATGTTGCCTGAGTTGGTTTTATCGTGTTATATAGCCTTAATAAATCAAATTTAAGCTTATTAAAATATCCATAGGCAGGCGATCGGTATAGCGTCATAAATACGGAATATATATTTGGCATCTTATACTTAGCAGCATAGCTTAACATAGAAACAGTATCTAAATCAGCCACCAGTCGCCATGGCGCATTCATGTCAATCATGAACCCATATGTATTACAAGTATTTGCATAAAAATCCCAATTTTTACTATTAACAAATTGTTGTATTTTTTGATCATCATTAGAGTGCTTTAAGTCTGCGATTTCAATTACAAGACCCGATACGGACAATGGGCATAGTCTACTTTTAATGAAAGCCGGCATCGTGAATGGCAATTTACTATTTGTGGTTGCCTCTAAATATGAATTTAAAGCATTGATGAATTGTTCAAAATTTATTATATTTGAATTCTCTTGTCTAAAAGCAGCTGCAACGGATTTAAAATAAGCCCTTGCATAGTTTGTGTATAATACTGTTGGATCTTCGTATGCCTTGTAAACCTTTAAGTCACTCATGTATTGATCGTCTTTATCTATTAATCCCATTCTCGCATGTTTTCTGAATCGTTGGGCCATGGCTTCAAAGTTGTCTACTACAAAATTTACTGCTTTCAAGTCTTCTTTGTTTGTTTTACCGGTAAACCTTTTTAAACCTTTTTGAGATTTAAATATCATGGGAACGGAATCAACACTCACTCTTCCATATAAATATTTTTCACCAAAATGAAAATTGACCACATTTTTTGGACTAAGCCTTGCCATATCACCATAATAAATAATTTTTTTATTAAAGATTTGAGCTATCTCTTCGCTATTGCTTTCTTTATAATATATTGACATATTCTGTTTCCTAAATCCTTTAACTAGTAATTAAGGCTATCGTGTCTCTGAAAAAGCCCATGACTCCACCTTCTTGCTGCTGAACTTCCCCAAAAGCACCTTCGGTGCCTTCGCCGGTCCACCCAGATGATGCGTTTTTGCGCCAGTCGGCTGAACATTTGTTATATCCAGCAGCATTATCGCCGGCTAGCAAGTTGGCTTCCTTGCCTTCTTTTTCTTCTTTTTCGGCAGATTTTTCAATGGAGTTTACCCACTTTGCTTCGATTTCTGTTTCAGCTATACCGGGACCAAAAACATGGGTTGAGCGATAAACCATACAATAACCTCCAATGCCATATTCAGATAAATCATAAACGCCGCCACCATAAGAAGACATGTTGGGAGCAAATCCTAAAGGTTCGACAAATATATATGTTCCAGGAAACACCTGAACATTGGCAAAAGTTTTAGCCGTTACATCATAAACTACTCTTAATTGTTTTAATCCATCATAGCCGTCCTGTTCAAACCTAACTTCGGCGAGGCCCTTTGAGTCTGTTTTTGTAAGATTGATCTTCTTTATTATCCCATTTGGTTGTCCTAACATATAGTGAAAAATACCAACCCGTTCATCTAATGCCCTGATGCCTTTCATTTTTTCAAGCGGTTGAGTTCTTCCAGCAAAAAATGCTAAATAATTAATTTCACTCTCCGTTGTTCTTTCAGCTATTGGGCTATCTGAGGGCCCATGTACATTTAAAAAGGGTTGGCGCCACCATTCGTGAAGAAAAACATGAGAAGCGGCTTCCTTCTGATTATTATCATATTGAAGTATTGCTGCAGTAAATTCGTCTCTTGTGGGGCCCTTGCTATCCTGGTATCTCTGAGGATATGACGTTAGAGCTGCTTGCTGTACTCTTATTTTTTGTTTAACTGATATAGCATAGCAATCGTCGCTATTCAAAAAGTTTTTAATTAAATTATTAAATAAATCATTTAAAAATTTTGCTAACGGATAAACGCTTTCATTTTTTTTTGCCAGATTATTGGTTAACCATCCAATAAAATATTTTAATGCAATGGGTATGTCACCCATAGATGCAAAGAAAGACTCACTAACATTAGCAGGATTAATAACCTCGAAAGGGCCCAAAAGACATCTAAATCTTTCAAATTGTTTTTTAAATTTTACATATTTATCTTTTTCTACTTCTCGATCGCATTCCACCGTATTTTCTGTTAACTCATCAATAATGGGCGGCATTTTTTCTAAGGCCTCGTCAATTTGTTCTAAAATAACATCTACCAGATCACTAACGTAAAAAAACGGCAAACTTTCACTATTTGGATTTGTGACAGCTAAAGCAGCCTCAAGGCCTTTCTTTTCGGTGCCTTCCAGTCCGGAGGCACCATAATTTTCTAATGCGCCGTGGACTAAAGTTTCCCAGTCCTCTTGTGTGGATTCGCTGTCTCTTATTAAGTCCCCTACATCAAAATTAGTCATTTCCGCAAAAGGGCCAAATTTTGTAAAACGCTGTATTTGTTTATATGGAATATTAATATATTTTATTTTATTTCTTCTTAATAATCTTGCAACCACAGATTGTACACTTGTGCGCTTCTCTTCTAAAACTTCTTCTGCAAAAGATTCTTTAATCTTGTTAATTTCATCTGCCTCGCATTCTGCTCTCCATTTTTTCATCTGCAATCTTCGATGAGTCTGTTGCTTGATAATATCCACATCTGAAAAAATATTAAAGAGACCTTGATCGAAAAAATCTTCAACATAAGCTAGATAGTTAATTGTAAGTGTAACACGCCCCATGTCATCAAAAGCAAAATCATGAACGGTCGGCGTAAGGTTTAAAGTTACATAAGAATTATATATTGCGTCTTTTTGTGCTTGTGTCAAAAATGCATCATTGGACGGTCGAGCATATCCTACAACTGCTTTTAATCTAAAATTAAGTTTTGAAAGATTTTCATTTTCTTCATAAACTGATTTTCTACATCCATATTCTCCCGATTCTAGCTTCTCTCCTCCTACAGCCAACTTAGAGCCCCCTGTCTTTAAGGCTAGATCAACATAACGCCAACCACCTCTATCTTTTAGTAGATCATCAAAACTATTAGAAAAGATTACCAATTTGGCTTTAATACTCTTTTTTGCAGCAAATGGATTGCTACCATCATATACGAACAAAAACTTTTTAATTCCAACTCCAGCACCTCGCTTATTCTTATCAGAAAGGGCATCAGCGATATCTTTGCTGCTTTGTTCAAAAGGTATTTCTCGTTGTTGTTCGACTGTACCGGCGCCATATTCTATCTTAAATAGACGTATCATTGGTTGTAAATGTCCCAACTTGTGAGGCTCGATTTTAAATAATTCAGCTTGTGTTGGGTTTTGTGTAAGTCTATTTATAAAACCATACGGATCTCCTGACGCCATAACACATGCATTTGCGGTAATGCCGCCGTCTTCGCCGGCCGCTTTTCCTCTAGCGTGATATGGCAAACGTTTTGCGTGTGCGACACCTCCTTCGAATTCTGTCCTTTTGGCAGCTTCATATTTGTTTTCTATTTTGTTTACTTTATAGTCTATGAATTCATTAATGAAAGAAAGCAAAAAGCACTGTTCCCTATAGAGAATGCGGCGTCCGTATTCGCTAGTTATGAGAATTTCTCCGAGACCATGCTCTTGCGATGCTTTATTGTGTTCCTCTTGCTTTCTTTTGCCGCGATCGGTACAGCCCTCGGCCGATACCGTCTTTCCTGTGGGGCCCTCAAGTCGAGTATCTCCGCGGGCCCATCTACAATAAAAGTTTAACGCTATTTCTGCAGCATCAATCGGCCCAGTAACTTCTTGCTCAATATCTCGCAACATCTTAAGAAATGCGCCATCATAACCGTCTGTTATTTCTTGAATGCAGCGCGAGTTTTCTTCTATCTTATCTAAAAGTGTGCCGGCTTCAAGCATTTTCTCTCTCATCACCCGCAGGGCGCCAGGGGTGCCGCCGGTGGTATTGACTGCATCTACCCCACCATACACCCTATCGAGGTTATATTCAGAACCAAGACCATAATAACCTTGAGGTGCTGCCGATCTCTTCGCCAGGGGACTCGCGAGGAAATCGATAAACCCCGCCATAATCTCCTCGCGACTATGTTGCTTGAATACAACAGTCCCGCCAAGATCGGTGAGGGCCGGGTCTTTGCCCCAGGCGGCTCTTTCTGCATCTGATATATAGCCGGGTTCTCCCGGAGCAATATCGCCATACGCGGTCGCGGTGGAATCGTACAGTGGCCGATCTTCCAATTGTCCGTGTTCTTCTCCGACGTACTGCATCGTGGTCTTCTGACGGCCTTTGACTGTTGGAATTTCCTGTGTAAGAAAGATTGAGGCTTTTTGGTGCCAACGCATTTTGGGGGGCCATTCTGATGTGACCATCATCGGATCGCCGGCGCCTGTTGCGGAATAGCCCGTTCCCTCACCATGCCAGCCTTGAACAGATGCTTCGGCTTCGGCCTTATATCTCTCGATCCGGTTTCGGCGGCTGGTGAAGGACTCGGCCGGCCATGGGTCTCGGACACCCTCTGGGGTTGTCCATGTGCCCTCGGCGATGGCCTCCATCCCCTCATGCCCGCTGGGGTGACACTTCGACCATCCGGGACCTAAGTTCGGAAGTTCGGAAGGCTGGCATGCAGCCTCCAATTTTTTAAGTGCAAGGTATACCTCCCATTTTTCTGCGGTTATTCTTTCAATGTCTCGTCTGTCACTCTCCGCTACGGAAGCCCCCTCCTGAATGTCAACTCGGCTTTGGCGTTCTGTATTCAGCACGTCGAAAATAGATGGGGCGGCGACGGGCCCGTATACATCTGCGCCGGGGTCCGTCCACCAATACTTTTCACCAACCAAGCTTAATAAGGTTTCCTTTCCTCCGTAGCCAATATGATGTAAGCCAACGCCAAAACCACCATGATTTCTGCCTTTAACGACGCCAAATGCTTCTTCAAGAACCACTTCGCCGTATTTATCGGGATCCTTTAATGCCTCAATATAGAGTTCTTCTATAAACGGGGTACCCCTTTCCATCGATTCAAGCGCAGTAGAGTCGCCGGCAATTTCAGCGCTTTTTTGGGAATAAGCAGTATGGCCGCCAAATGATTCCTGTCGAAAAGAAAACATGGGAGGCTGAGGGATCCCGCCATCGTCGCTGATGCGAATGCGATCGATGCTGAATGAGGCGATGGTCGCCTCATTCAACTTGTCAGGATCTGTTTGTTTCTCTTGACTGTATGGTGCATCCAGAACGGTACCGTTGCTTTTTGTTCTAATGTAATCTGCAGGGCCCCACGAGCCGGCATCTGGAGGCCCATATGGGAAGGGATCTGGGATGGAACTGACCTTGTGCCCGGGAACCAACGTATAAAAGGGGGCATACCAGTTCTCGAAATCCATTGCCATCCCTATCTTATTGTCATCGAATTCCTTGGCTACGTGGTCATAAAACTCCATAGTGTCGTCGAATATCCCGGGCTTCGTGAATTTGGGGCTGAGGAGGACGGCGCCTATGGGATATCCAAATACAGCATTGTTGATCGCGATCAGCTCGCTATAAATGCGCTCATATGCGTGCATTGCCTCATTAACCGCCTCGATGCAGCTGGGAAGTTCATCGCGAATGCGCTCGGCTGCAGCCACAACTTCCGGATCCTTGGCGGCCTCGCCCATGAATTGATTTAGAGCGTCTGAATCTGATGCCATAATTAACCTCTCTTCTTAGTACCCTAGAACTCTTAGAGCTTCTTCAATATTTGTAGGAATCTCAATAACATCTCCGAAATTGATATCAGCTTCAGTTGGAACGCCATTCCACCATGCGATGATCCACCAAAATCGCGAATCACCGTAAAAGTTATGAGCTAGTTTATAAAAGCGATCGCCATAACGCCACAAATGTGTGCTTGTTGTGGTGGCGGCGCGTTGTGCGACAGATGGATGACGAATAATGGGCGTGGCATATTGTTGAATAGCTTTCACATTGTTTCTCTTCTTTCTCAAGAATCTATAGTAATTGCTTGCGTTTGTTAGTATTCTGCTGTTTTGGTATCTAGGCATATCTGTGTTCCTCTGTCATTAAAGATCCATTATCTCATCGTCTGTTAAGCCATGGTAAGGATCCCCAAGATCGATAAATTGATTCTGGGGGCCGAGGATTGAGGCGAAGCTGGCCGCGGATTCGTATTTGTCTTCTTTGTCCCACTGGGCCATCATTTGCTGGTTGCTAGCAACAGATGCTTCGTAATGCGCGGCTTGTGCTTTCCTTTCATCTTTTCTTTGTAGCACACTTCCGAATAGGCCCGAATATCTTGCTTTGGCGTTTGCTTCAGCTTGTGTTTGTACTTGTCTTTTTTTCTGTTCTTCGGTATATTTTTGAGCGGCTGCGTTTTGGGCCTTCTTTAGATCGTAAAAAGTTGGATTTTCCATGCCATCAATGTCCACGCCATAAGGAAAGCCGATTTCGGGGCGAGCGTCGAAGCCCTCGTCCTGACCGTAGACGCCGGCTTCGTCGGTACCGAAGTGCCACGTATTGCCTACTTTTGTCCAACCTAGCGGATGCTCATGAAGAGCCGTAAAGTCTAAGTTAACATCTATTACTTTCGGAACGATGCCGACAGCGCCCCCCTCCTGCAGATTTGCGCCAGCCATGTTTGGATTGCCAACTTCTAAAATGCCTGCATCTGGTGCTTCTAAGTTATGATTAACTGTTAGATTGCCAATAAATCCTAAAACTCCTTCTTCGAAATAACTAGTACTGTACCCTTCTTGCATATCTTTTAGAGTTGCGCCGGCGCTGGTGCCATGGCCATAATCACTTAGCAGATTCATCAGTTGAATTCTTATTAGTGGAGATTGTGCAATTGTTTGTGCTTCGCCCATCTTAGAGTATGAAGGATATAGCGACTTAATTAATGTTTGTAGTCTTGCAAGATTTTCGTAACCCTCTCCAACAGAAAAACACGGGATCTTGAACGCTAGCGTTATTTTTCTTGTTGTGCTTTTCCACATTGGGATCGGATCAGCTCGACCATAAACTTGTTCAGCAGCCCAGTCACAATTATAAGTTTCATTATATGCAGTTATAAAGGCTTTGAAATCAACTTTTTCATTTGTTATCGTATTTTTAAATTTTATCGCAAAACCCTTATTTGCATATGCGTCTGAACCATCAGGTTGATTTTGCATATAAAATGCGCGTGTATTAGGATTATCGATTTCTTGCCCTTCATAGTCTGCCCTTTCTGCTTTCACGTCTTCAGCGGTGGCGCGCGATTTTTCAAAGGGTCTTCCGAATTTCGAAGAGTTAAACGTTTTGAATTTTGTTGACATTAATTATTGCTCCTTTAAGCTGGCTGTGCTATAACTCTAGTAGTGCCCAGCGTTGCATCGCTAACTAGATCGCCGAAGATTTTAACTGTCTTGCCGGCCACAATATCTCCATCTAAATTAAGTTCAATTGTAATATATTGTGTTGCGGGGGTCGAAGGAGTGGCGCCGGTGGCGCCCGTGGAAGACCCACCCCCTCCCGTTGGCGCGCGAAAACCGAAAGCGTGCGCTATTGTTTGCGCATGGGAAGTAGCTCGCAATGCTGATGCCAAGGCGTCGGCGTTGCCCTCGTCCATATTATCAATCTTTGCAATAATGTTGTTCATTGAAGTTTCTATAGCGCCCATACCGCCACCTTCTGAAATGGCCGCCAGAGAACCCAATACTTCAACCATTGGTTCGACATCTGGCGACATAAACTCATCAAGAGCCATTAACATCGTTGATATACCGAGAGCTGCAATACCTAAAGTTATGGCGCCGGCGACGGGCAGCGGCAAGCCCATCAATGCTAGCGCTCCAGCCAAAAGCGCTATGGCGCCGGCGAATTTTACTATCGCTAACGCGCCTTTGTCAATATTTGCCCACGCTTCTGGCTTCATTTCGTTCATGAATGTGGCAAAACCTTCAGCGCCTAGGCTCAGCCCCAGGCCCATCGCTATGGCTGCGGCGCCGACTGCCAATATGGTACCGACGCCGACGCCGACTGCAAGAGCTTGAGGGCCGCCGCCAAATATGACCATTAATGCCAACATTGCACCAAAAGCTGCTGTAAACTTCCATATAGCATCCGCGGCTGCTTCTCCATTGTCGCCTATGTCCTTAAAAGACAAAACAAGAGCTGCAAATCCTTCAGTTGCCATCATGATTGCCGCTCCGATTGCAAGAATCATCAACGAAAATCCAAAAAGCACGGGAAGCGATGGTGCGGCGGCGGCGCCGGCCCCACCGAGGGCGCCGCCTAGGCCCAGCAGGCCAGAACCCAATCCTGTGATGGCGCCAATTAATGAAAAAACAAGCCCAATAAATGGTGCTATAAGCGTGGGCCCTAAAAGAAAGATAAGGATTAAAGGCTTAAAATGTTTAACCACAAAGATAAGAGCATCCGCCACCCCTTGAAGTGTTGCTTTTAATTTATCCAGCTCTTCGTCATTGCTCTTTATCTCCATTAACCAAGCTCTGAATTCATCAAGCATTGGCTGTAAAATTGGCACTAATTCTGCCAACAATGAGTTGAAAGACTCCTGCAGGGACATCATAATCTCTGCTTGTTCGGCCATATCTTTATAATCGTCGCTAGTTTTGCCTAGATTCTCGTCTAAGGCATCAAAATTACCAGCCATCAATAGCGCCAGATCGCCAACACTATCTAAACCAAGGGCTTCTTTATAAAAGTTTTTCTGGTAATACGACATATCGTCAAAAGAAAGTCCGGTTTGAGCAATGGCATCGCGAATCATTTCGAATCTTGCTGCAGGATCTGTATCCATCATCATATCCATCGCATTAACAAAGTTTCCACCCAATGCGGCGTTTAAAAGTCCGGTTCTTTTCGCTGCTTCTTCGAAAGTATCAAATTTATCAGTAATGCTAAGAATCTTAGTCATTTCCATACCGGTAATCTTTGAAATTCGCGCAAGATCTTTAAAAGCTTTTCCGCCCTGATCGCCAAATTTTGCTAGTTGTGGGCCCATCTTTCCAAATTGTTCAGTCAGCTTGCCGGGTTCGACTCCAAGATCTTTAGCATATGCGGCAATTGACATCATACTTTTCCGGGCCATCTCTGGCGTTTCACCCAGGTATTTAGTGGCAGTCTGCATACCTTGGGAGAGAGCCTGATCGGAAATATTTCCATATGCCTTAAGCATTACACCGGTGTCAGTTATTGATTGTTGCATATCGGTCGATAACATGGTAAAATCCGTGAAACCGTCACGTAAAGATGTGTTTATCTTTGCTGTTTCTTCTGCAGATACGTTAAACCTTCGGGCGGCTGCGGCCGATTTCAGCATTGCCCTGGTTTGGCTTTCCGTTGCGCCAGTTGTTCTTTCGAAATCTGCTCTCGCCTGATCCATGGAAAATGCGAGACCAATCATTGAATCAACAAAACTTGATAAAGCGGTAGTGCCGAGGGTCTTGAAAAACTCTACAGGATTCTTGAATGCAGACCCAATTCTTAAAAATGACTTAACGTTAAAGAAGGGGTGGGCTGAATAGTCTTTTCCTATTTTTGTCCACACGCTGCCGATATCGCTTGCAAGCGCTTTAGCTTCTGCTAAAGATTCGTTGCGTTTTTTGTCAAGCTCTTTTTCTTTCTCTTTTCTCGCGAGGCGTTTTTTCTCTTCATCAGATAAGTCTTCTTCTTCTATTATTTTTTCTCTTAATAATTTTAAAGCAATTTTATCTGATTCATTTTGAGCCTCTTTTATTTGTTTTAGCAATTCTTGTTGAAGAATTCCCGATTTTTCAGCCTGGGCCCGGTCCTTCAGATCTGTAATTTCAGCCTTAAGAAGCGTTCGACGCTCAATATCAACTTCTCGTCGTCTTTCTGCTGCTTCGACAGCCTCTTCAAGTAACTTTAAATGCTTGAGCTGCTCGGCGCTCATGGCACCGGCAGCTGTGGAGGCCCTTTTATATGCGTCTACCAGCGCTTGTACTTGCTCAACTGAAAGATCTTTTAAATTTGATGGCGGCTTGGGATCTGGCATTGCTGGTCCTTCTTAAGGTCTATAAATTAAATAGTTTTGTAATAGAAAAAGACAGAACTGTTGTTCTGTCATATTCTAGCTCGTAAATCTTTTCGGTGGCCCGGGCTGATTATGAGAAGTCAGTGTTTGTGTTTTTGCGCCACCACCGCTACTTGCTTGCTCATATGCTTCTTTTTCGGTTTCTAATTGTTTTATTAATCGCTCTACAAACCAAGTTCTTAGGCCAACCGGAAGATTATAAGCTTCTGTGAATGACCAGCCTCCGGAATATTTTAGGAAGAAAAATTGTTCATAAATATTTTCTATATAATTATCGGTCAGGCCAAAAAAAGTCCGCGGAAAGCGGAACCTCCATGTCTTGTTCGTGGGCGCACTCTTCACATTGAAAATTCTGAGTTAAATCAACATTGGGCGCCACCACTTTATACATTAATCGAAGATGGCGAGAATCTATGGAAGGAATATTTTGAACCAAGTAATTAATTGCCTGACTTGAAGTATCGCCATTAACTGCCGTCACAATACTAACAATCTGACGAGTTACAGAGCGTTCAGTAATTTTCTGTTTTCTATCTGATTCTACTCCATTTAAAAGGCTTTTTTCATCTCTACCAGTTAAAAGCTTAAAAGTGATACTTACTTGACTTCTTGGCAACGTTGTATTAAACGTGCCATCTCCATTGTCAATAATTCCGCGTTCCACTGTCGGTTCGCCATAAAAAATATCAGTATCATTTAAATCAAATGAATATTTCTGCTGAGCATTACATGCCGGGCATGTTACGGTTGTGTTATAATCGTTGCCATATCCTGAAACGCGGGTGGCAATAATTATGGCATTTCTATCGCCAATCAATAATGAATCGGGATCAATACTTTTATCAACAATAAGGCTTTCCAAAACTCGATCAATAGCAATTCCTTTTTTAAGAAGAGTTCTCGATGTAAGCATGTCTTCTTCTTTCGCCGTCATTTGACGAATTTCAACACTTCCTTCATCGTGTAAAGGATGGCCGGGGGGGTAAAACTTACCTTTTGAAGGCAGCTCAACAAATTCAGTAGGAACGACGAAAGAAAAGCCTGGATTTTCACCTGCTACTGAGTGGGGGGCGCCTGTATCAGGTCGTTGTGACCCGGCGCGCTCTCTATTTCTAGACAATATACACCTCGCATTGTTTTGTTTGTCTTATAATTATACACCAAAGAATTCTGTGCCACCGCTGCCAGCAACGGCAGCAGAGCCATCGGCCATGGTTTCAACTCTTGCCCAGTCATATTTAAGAGTGACTGTGAGTTCTGTAAGCTCATCATCTCCATAAGCTAAATCGCCATATTTGACTTCGGTAATGAACGAATTCCATAATGTCCATTTTTCTAAATCATTACCATCGGAATCAACCTGAGTAATGTAAACAGTTCCCAGGGCACCGGCTGATTTTGCTTTAGACATTGTAGATAAAGTTGTAGAATCAGTGGGAGGAGTATAGCCCGAAGCAGCAACAATATCGGAAAGGGTGGCTGTCATATCTGGATCAACAGGATCAACAAGAGTAACACTTACGTCCTGCCATGTAACAGATCCGGGATAATAAAATGTATGATTCAAATACTTGTGTTCAGCAGCCGCGATTTGAAAGCCGGGCTTTGTAACAGTCTTGGCGTACCACAACATGGCGCCACCCTGGGCGGCCTGGACTCCTTGAAATTGTACAGTAAACCTAAACTTTCTTTTAGGATCTTTTAGAGCGGTGTCTTCACCGAAATTTGTTGACCAGAATGGCATATTTTAAAACTCCTCTTTATTTTAAATAGTGATGTGGGGGAAATTGCCCCATATTTTTAATCATCAAACGAAGCACCCGTGGAAGTAACAACGAAGTCGATCGCAATGTACTCGATAGCTCTTGCGGGCTTAATCATAATCTTAGCATACAAAATATTCTGATCAATAAGATCGTCAGTTGTCGTGCTAGAATCAAGTATAAGCTTGTAATCGGTAATACCAAATTCCGTCTTAACGTTTGCCAAGAAAGGCTCAATAAGGGCCGTAAACCGATCCCAAGTTGCTTGTACATTTTGCTCAAATAGAATCTGAGTGGCAAGAATCGAAATCTGCTTCTTAAGATAGATGACAAGCCTTCTCACATTAATTCTATCAAGTGCGCTTGGTAGCTCTTGTAGAGTCTTTTGTCCAAAAACAACAATTCCAGTAGATGGGAAAGAAGCAATTGGATTAATTCTGTTTTCGTAAAGTGTGTCTCTTTCCTTGGAAGTTAATCTTTCTGTGACATTCGTAACTGGAATGCCAGCGGCTCCATCAGTAAGGCCGCCGCGATTAAAGCCGGCTGGCGCAAACCAAATCTGCGAAGATGCATGGGAGCTAGCCAACACGCCCAGCATAGCGACAGATGGAGGCACCCAAAGCATGCGGCCGGTATTTTCATCCCTTGTCTGGACCCATGGATAGAATGTAGCTCCATAGCTCGAATCGAGTCTCCTAGATCTCAAGTCGCGCGCTGTTGCGGCAACGCCCGGGCCGAGTCTAGCAGCCTTGCTAGACTTATACTCCTCATGCGCTGGTGCATACACGCCGGCAAGATCAATAATTGCCATGGCATCGGCCCGCTCTTCGCAGACCTTAATCTGGTGAGCGGTCAAATTATCCAAAGTTAATCCGGGAGCAGCAAGGAGGTTCATGTCAATCTGCTCAGGATCTGCAACGGTATCCATTGCACGATGCCAAGTATGATAAACATAACTATCATCTTCGGTCGAAGTTGAAGACATTCCCTTATTGTACATCGGATCTGGCTTCTTGATATCGAATCCATCGGCGCCACCCCAAACAGGAGCAGTATAACTAGTGATTCCGGCGTCTAACAGATCTGTATAAGATGCTGTTCCAAAAGCAGTACCAAGAAGACGCGATCCGGATTGATAGAAGAAATCATTGCCGCCGGCCGTTTTAAGTACGATATCATCAAGAGAGAATACGTATGCATAATCTTCAATGCCGGTTGTGGCGAAGACATCTACGGGATTCTCACCGCCGCCACCGGTATAGTTAGCATAAAGCAAACGATGGAAATCGGGAATACTTACGTCATTAACAGTGCTCTGCGCTGTTCTTGTGGTCTGCATTCCGAAATATGCGTTAGTGGGGTCCGTGAGACCACCATCAGATGCTGATGTACGAAGTCGTGCTTTGGGAAACACAAAAGAACCGGTGCAGCCGCCATTATCAGTAACGGCATCTATAATGCCATCGCCAGCCATGAGATATAGATCGGTGACGCCTTGGCCTGAGCCTGAACGCAATATTCCAGCGGAGTTAGGAAGGCCGGTTCCACCAGTTAAGAAGAAGTTGGACAGTAGTCCTTGCGGATTGCTGGCGTGGTGGCCGGCGTAGCCGGTAGTGCCGCCATATGGTCGAATATTACAGGCGCCAGTACTGGCGACATCGTAAACGCTTCTATACCTTGGGGGTCCGAAATATCCAAATGGAAGCAGTGTGCCGTCTGTTGCGCCGGCATCTACGTCACTATTCATTTCAACGTATATAAATTTAGATTGGTTGTCGTATTCGCCATACGTCTTCAGTCTCTTGCTGTTTTCATCCCAAGACGAATATTTGTTTCCGATCTTGCGCGCAACATAGTTAGGAGAAGAAGGATTAAGATCGCAATTATCGAACCTTTCTAAGATTTTCATAGAGTTATCTGTATCACCAATGCTGCGAAGTAAGACCGAGAAAGTTCCATATTCGGTGAATGTGGTAGTAGAGCGTCTGATATTAGCAATCGAAATCTTAACATTCTTGTGGAGCCACTCGCCGTGGCCTCTTCCGATAAGGCGGAATAGCTTTTGCTGCCTAAACGATACATAACCCGTATAAGTACCAAGATCCTGGCCAATAAACCAGCCGGTTCGGCCTTCACGAGAGGCCTGTTTTTTCATTTCAAACGGACCTACAGTTGCGCCTTTGCCGATTGACATCATAACGCCCAGGGCGCCCGATGTAAATCCGCGATCTCTTAATTCTTGTTCATAAGTCTCGCCAAGCCAATAATCTTTTGCGCCAAGAGAGGTATAGAATGTTGAAGCGCTCACAAGCTGTGGATTCGTGTTAAACTTCTTGCGGATAAAGTTCGCATTGCTGTCATCAAAACCAAATCTGATTTTTTCTGTGCCAGCGGGACCACTAATAACCACAGTATATAAGTTATCAGAATCTACTCCAATTACCATGTTATTCGCGCCAGTAAGAGCACCAGAGGCTGCAGTGTCGGCGGCGGTGAATATTCCAGATCCATTGACTTTGCCGCCATATACGGTACCACTCAAATAGATGTCTGCGTTATCGACATACCAAATAGCTGCCAAGCTGCCTGTTCCAATGTTGGCTTGGGTGTTTGCTCCGGAAGTGAAAAGCCACAATCCATAAGCACCGCCGTTCTGGGCCGGGGTACGATTTATCGTCTCGTTAGTTCTCCAGCCTGCAGCGGCGTCATCACCTGCGGCCTTTCCTGCAGTAGTCTGCTGACCTAGCAAGCGAACATATGTAACAGGAGCCACATTTGAGGCCAAAAAGGCTTTTGCGGCGTAAGTGCCGTACATAGGAGACTGATGGTTTCCATCGCGATAAATGTCGCCGCCTTCCTTACCAGGGGCAGTATCGCCAAACATTGTCACAAAATCGGCATAAGATTCAACTTTAACGGGAGTCATCCCTAAGCCTCGGCGGGATCGACCCACCACTACGGGCCCGATGGCACCTGCTGTTTTAGGTAAAAACGAGTTGTCTATTTCATTAATAAACACTCCAGGAGATACAAACTTAAAACTTTTTATTGACATTACTGTTTCCTCTTATGAAAATCTCGCAAAATGATAGCGTAATCATTAATTAAATAGTATTTTTAAACTCAAAAGTCTAGTCAGGAAGTGATAAAAACAAAAGTTTCAGTTCAGGAGCTAATCTTATTAATCTTTAAATAAAGTGGGCATTCCGGTCGGCATGGTCGATTCTGATGGAAAAGAAATTTCAACTACGTTTTCATCTATTCTAACTATGGGCCTATCGTCGCTATCGCCCTCTCCCATTAAATATCCTAAAACTCTTATGGTAATATCGCTGGTAAACAGCCGCATATCTTCTGATAAGTTGTTTACATTGTTATTATGAGAAAAATCTTGCTCGATGAAAGCTTCATATAGGTGGCCATTTCTCTTCATTGTAAAAGCATTAATTTGGCCAGTTCTGCCGATAAAGGGAGTCATTAAGTCATTCATTTGCTGCTGATATTCTGTTTTAATGGTAATCTTATAAGTAATGTTGACATAAACAGGAATCGGCACTGACAAATATTGTATAATTACCTTTTTATTTGTTCTCGGATAATAAAGTTGCTTGGTGCCGCCTGTTTGAGTTTCTCCACGGGATCCGGCGGCTGCAGCAAAATTTCTAGTTTTGTCTTCTTTTATTTTTTTGGCAATCACCCATCGACCAGAACGTCCATTTTTATTATCTGAATAATAATGAGCCTGGAAGGATCCTTTTCTGGCGGGATCTTTTACAATTCCTGTTCTCTCAATACTAACCAGCGGTAATTTAAGGGCCCCAGCATCATCTCTCAAAAATTTATCGTTTTTAATTTGATAAGCTCTTTCAGGAGCTTGCCACAAAACAGGAACTTTAAAAAATCCCTCATTAGATCGCGTTCGAAGACCAAGATCTTCTTTTAACCAAGAAACTATGGAATAATCGATTGTTTCTATTGTAGAGGCCAATAAACCAACTTCTTTTAGCGTAAACTCTGAAGCGTCTTCAGATAGCTGCGCAAAATCAAAATTATCAGGTAGCATCGAATAGCCCCTTTCTTGCTCTCTTACAAGTTGCTGCAATTTCGAAACTATGGTCTATTTGGCCAAACAGCTTCTTTGGTTCTGAAAGTTTGACAATTTCATAGTAAAAATCGCCATATAGGACAAAATCGCCCTCTCGGACATATAGGTCCTGATCCTCTGTTAATCTTCTTTGGTGAAAATGGACCATAATTTCCCAACTTTTGTCAATTCCAACGCTTTCCATATAATCGGTTTCATAAGCTGTAAACTCCACAAGCGCATATACTCTAATTGGTGGTAAATAAGTTTTTTCGACCGCTTCTCCGTATAATTCATGAAAATTTGTTGCCTCCATGTCTATTGGATAATAAAGAATTTGTTGGCCGATGACTTTTTCAATTAATTCATCATTTACTTGTTTTACAAGATCTCGCTCTTTTTTACCAAGAAATAGAGGCGGTGGCGGAGCTGTTGGTCTTTTCCATTCATCTGCCATATTTTATTATCCCACGAAAATCGGTAGTGGAGAGAAGGCCATTGTTTTTGCTGCTGCTTCTGCTTTTTCGCTGTCTTGCGTTGCAAGAACGCCATATTCCATTTCTTTTAGCATTTCCATAAGCTTATCTCTTAGTTGAGTTTGCTCATCTTTTGCTTGTGATAGCAACTCTGAATGATTTAACGTTACGCTTTCTCCAGGAATCGGTATTGTTGTAAATTTACCGCGTATTTGTCCCAACATTTCCTTGCAAACAGCTAACGCATATTTTCTAATCCACTGCTTGCCAATGGAATTGATATTTTCATATGGCACGTTATCAAACGGAAGCGTATTCATATTATTAACGCCATTAACGCCAGTCTTATAATTTGCGTCTTCAGCCCAAGCGTTGTCTTCAACATAAAACCTAAACCATATTCTATTTAGCTCTGCTAAATCCCAATTGCTCGGGGTGGGATATAGTCTTAATTTATTGTTTATGATCTCATATGCATAGTTCGATGTTCTCGTAACAATTGAGTCTTCATACATAACTGCTTGCAATTTATTTTGCCAAGTTGGCACAATTTCAAACGTGGCATCATCGGCAAATTGGCCATAAGTCGAGTAGTTTCCTACAACGCCAATTCCTCCATAATAGCCATAGAAGCGCCACATAGCCCTTGGAGAGCGATAATAAACTTTTGTAACTATAACACGCTTGTCATCAATTTTTCCCCCATAATCGACGGCATTGCCATCATCGTCGACACCTGATGCGCCGGCTGTTTCAACAATATTTTGTAAATCATAATCTTGTTGTTCTATTACCGGCGAAAATGAAGCAGAATATTGAGGTATGTTGCCACCAAAACCTGCGGCGGCCGCAAGGCCATCGCCAGTTCTCTTGGAAAGAGAAAACTTATATCGCGGATATTTAAGAGAAACAAACTGGCCGCCCAAACTAGAAGATAAAGCAGACTCACCTTTAATTTTACCAAGATGATCAAAAGTTCCCGTAACGTTTCCTAAAGCATCAGAAAGTATGTTCTTGCTTTGGTGAAGATTAATGATATATGAATATTCTAAGACTGCCTCTTCATAAGCCGCATATACATTATCGGCCGTCAATTCAATATCGACCACATCTCCTCCAAGTTTCTTATAAACAAAGCTAACTTGAAAAGATGCGCCACTTAAAAAGTCAACAGAACCGGTATAAGCCCCAAACGGGACTGCTGACGCAACATTGGTTGTCGTTCCCGTTGCCGGAAGGATAATGGCACTTGTTTGTGAAGCAGGACTAAGATTTGTAGGCATGTATAGAATTCTCCTGCTGTAATTAGTTCTGACAAAACAAAACCCCCAGACAAGCTAAGGGCTGTTTTAGAAAGATTTAACTATTTTACGCAGAAGCACTATTTGTTTTCTTTTTTGTTGCTCTTTTTCTCGGCGTAGTTGCTTTTTTCTTCCGGGGGGCCGTTGTTTTCTTCGCTTTAGTTGGGGTCTCGACCACTTTTGGCTCCAAAACAACTTCGGGAGATGTTTCCAAAGTTACTGTTTCCTCAACAGCCTCAGATTCTACTGATTCTTGCGCTCTTTTAGCCAAAAGCTTTGCTCTCGGATGATTGCGGTGTTTTGCGTTAAACTTTAATTTGGCAGAATTTAATCTTCTTTTCTTGCCCATAAAAAACTCCTGTTTTGTATAGTAACTAGTATAAAAAAGCAAAAATCTCAAAAATTTACCGGCGAAAAAATTTGGCAGATCGATATTTTATAAAAAAAAACCCCCTCCGCAGGAGGGGGCCTTAAATAAATAATATTAATCTTGGGCGGCGAACGTACACACATCTTCGCTCACGACATATCCAGTGATATACATGACAGTGGTGCTTTTTGCGACCAATTTAATATCATAATATGCGTGATTCACCAAGGTGAATCTATCGTGCGAGCTACCATTACCCCAGACAGCAGAGCAGTTGCCATTTGTGTCAAGAACTGCTACAACTCCTTGAAAATAGCAAGCATCATCTGAAAAATCCATGATAATTTCTTGTGCTTCTGCGGCGGCGCCAGTACCTGCGCCAATGAAATGATAGGTTTCACCAGCGGCTGCGGGCGTTGGCAAGCTATAAGTTTTATTGCCTGTAACTGCTTCCTGCCAAACTGTTTTGCCTGCGTGCGTCGATCTCGTGACAGTTAAGTTGGCATCGCCATTTGTGATAAATGCCGGCTGTGTCTTCTGCACCAAATTCTTCATGGTGGTGCTAGCACTCCAATCAATCTCTCTCTTTAAATTCTCTATTAGTTTCTCGATTCTCGCGAGACCTACTCTTTTTGTTCCCATAGTTAAAAACCCTCCTTTTATAATCATGTCCCTGCATTGGTTTATTTCAGCAATACCAGGGGGCAGTTCTAAGTCTGCCCGATAACTTTGGTGTGAACTCTCGTTCACCTATAAGTAGTTTCAGACAAACGAAAGCCCCCGTCAAAGACGGAGGCTTTACATTTATATTGCGACTAGGGTTTAGCTAGTGGCACCAGCTTCACCAAGAAGTCCGCGAACGACAACTAAGCCGTACATATCAGGACGAACCATCTGTTTGGCATAGCGAGTCATCACGCCCTTACGGGGCACGAAGTCCTCTGGTCCAAAGATGGTAGGTGTGGTCTGCAGTGGTACGTATGGAGCGTACACATATCCGCTTTCAAGGAAAGAGGAGCCGCGGCGACCGACCAGAACAACATTTCGCAGGAAGTATGGGTCAACAATGACATCAAACTTCTTGGAAAGATTTCCGACTTTAACAGCTCCAATGGAGCCCTTATCGTCATCAGCTGTAACACTTGCACGGAATCCAGCAGTAAACTCAAGGAGGTTAGCAACTTCGGGTCCGCAGACGCAGAAATTGGCACCACCACGCAATGTCTTGCGATGGATCTGTGCGGAAACATCATTGATTGTCTCTGCAAGAGTCTCATACCACTCGCTCACTGTACCCGTGAAGTCGGGAGCAGCAGAGCTAGCACCAATCTCAGCGCCGGTCTCACGATTAACGAAAAGACCTGGAGAACGAGACCAGTAATAAGTAGCTGCCTTGGCACCAACAATGAGATCTTCCATGATCTCACGATCGATCTCAAGAGCAATCTGCTCGGACAGGATGCTTGTAAGCTCGACCTCGGCATCAAGGTTGTGGTAAGCATTAAGGTCTTGCCCTAATTCTGGAGTCCACTTAGCCTTGAGTTTCTTGGTCTGAGCGGTAACAGCAATGCTATCCACCTTGATGTCGATCTCAGGGATACGCTCGTTATTTTCCAGCCCCCACTCAGTAGCACCAATAATGGAACCAATTGCAGTGGATGCGTTGTAGTTGTCAACCATTGGGAAACTGAGTTTCAAATTGGTAGAACCGGTAATAGCGCCCATCATTCCAGTAGCGAAACCATCACGAAGAGGCACAGAGCCGCTTTCGTTAACGAAAACAAACTGAAGCTTGTGATTGGACTGACTTGGATCCTCTCCAGTTGAACCGGAGTTAAGGGAAGTCAAGCGACGAACCAATCTTGCAGAGTTTAATCCAGGAGTACCAGCCATCGAAACAAGAGAGATGCCAACAAGGTTGTTTACATCGAACTGCTCAAGATTACCAATACTAGAACCAGTTGTCTGATAGACAGCAACAGCAGAACCAGAAAGATCTGGATCGTACTTGATTAAGCTATCAAGAGTAGCCTGATTCTTGGTGGATAGCTTGTTTGCACCCTCGCCACCAACAGCACCAGCAGTACCAGAAGCAACAAGAGCCCAGCCAACAGCGCCGCCAGCAGGAGCAAATTCAGCAGATCCAGTAGGCGAAGCATAACCGTTGTTTAGTCCATAAGGACCAAGCTGCGATCCACTTGGAGCACTAAGATCTACACCACCAGTGATTTCGGAACCAACCCGGCTTCCACCATACAGAGAGGCCTCAGTTGCGGGCCAACCCAAACGGGGAAGTTCAGGACTCGTGGATGTAGTGAAATCCAGGAAGAAAATGAGCCCTGAAGGGAGACTCATGGGCTGAACGCTAACGAGATCGTTTGCGATCAGACCGGCGAACACACGACGAACAATTGGGAATGCGACGGCTGCGAAACCCTCAACATCTCCACCGCTCATAGTGCTAGCCTCGCGGAGTAACTCTTTTGCTTGATTTTCAAGCAGACGAGCCATGCCGCTGCGAGAACGTTCATTACCTAGACCTTCGAGAAGTCCGGTGCGCTCCCATTTACTTAACAATGCGTTACCTTCAGCACGCATATCACGATTAACAATTCCTTCTGTTAATCTTTCAACAATACCAGCCATAATTTAATCACCTCCTTATATATAATGATTTTATGTTTATTTTATTCCAGCTAATCTCTTCATCCTTTCTTGGAAAGGATCAGAGTCTGTCTTCTCATGACGAGAAGCACGAATCACAGAAGGGGGAGAACGACGATTAATTGCTTCGCTTAGCGATTGTGGTCCACGCTGGGGCGTCGACTGCGCTGTGCTTTGAAGCGTATCAAAAATTGTTCTTGCTTCTGTAACTGAATCGGCGCGAGAAATTGCTTCGACAATTGTTTCTTTTTGTCGCTCATTTAAGGAGGTATTTCTAAGTACACGATTCGTGTATAACAAGCGAGCGTTGGAAAGGTTCACATCTTGTAAGCCTTCTTTAAGCTCTTTTGTTGCTTGTTTATATTGTAAAAGCTTTTCTTCAAGTTGTTTATTTTCAAAAACTAACTCTTCTTGAGCTTTCTTTAAAATCTCTATTTCTTTTTCGACTTCAGTGCTGCGTCGATGGGCCATTTCTTTTTCCATTTCCCACTTCATTTCGTAGGAAGAGCGGCCGGCCCAGCCGCCTAAATCGGCGCGCATATCAACAGATAGTTTTTCCATGATAGCGTCTATTAATTCCTCTGGAGTTCCAGAGTCTTCGGATAAGCCTTTCATCTGCTCTGCGTCCGCTGTCTTGGCTGCAGCTTCTCCAGCAGCAACGCCGGCAGTTTCGCCTTCAGCGGGCCCGTCATCCTCAGAGGCCGTAGATTCATCTTCTTGGGCACCAAAAATTTCATCGGAACCGGTTGTGATGCTTTCGTCAATTTCAATTTCTTCATCATCTTCGGAAAGAATCTCTATTAATTCCTCTTCATCAACATCAAGTTCTTCAAATTCTAGTTGTGTTTCCAAAGATTCAATAGCCTCGTTAAGAGCATCTAAATTAAGATTAAATTCGACCTTATCGCCTTCTTTTGGTAAGCCCGAGAGGCCGATTCCCTTGTTCTTACTAAGACCATCAGTTGCGGCAAGAGGAACATCTTCCTCATCGACAACTTCTTCGGGATCCACAGGCTCTTCCATTCCCATTTCTCCGGGGAGGGCGCCGGGATCTTCCATCGGCAGTTCACCGCCTAAATCCAGGCCAAGGTCGCCGCCAAGTTCATCTTGTTCTAATAATTGATCTAAAGTTTTACGAACTTCCACAGAATACTTATCAATAATCTTGGTTTCCGCACTTTTTAAGGCAGCTTCACGCAATGCTTTGGCATCAACAATGGCTTCTTTTAACAGATTAGACATATAAGGGCTCCTAAAAAAATACTAATTCAAAATAAATAGTGCTCCTACATCGAAAAAGCAAATATATTAAGAGCTTAAAGCGAAAGCAAAATTATTCTATCTCTTTAACATTTATTACTTTTATGTGCTCGTTTCTGATAATATTAATAAGCTCAGCATTCTGAACAACATGTAAGATTTTTTCATTCTCTGCTGGTGTGTAATGCTCTATTGAGCCTGTTGCTAATAATAGCCGATCATACTCATTGTTAATTATCGAAACGACTACATAACCATTGGTTTCTATAGTGCCTTCTGCTGGGCTATCATAATCTTTTAAGGGCCTTAGATCGTCAAGTGTCACATATTTGATATTTGTTTGAATGATTCTCATTCTCTTACATCATCCTCCAACCAAAGGAAGTTGCCAGTTAATTGCAACATGCTTCAAATCCTGGGCGATGGACTCATCGCTCCATGACCATGCGGCGCCATGATCGGTGCTTGTTCCGATGCGCCCATCGTCTCCAACCGCAACCCACGTTCCACTGCCATTTGTTGCGATGTGTTGAAGCTTGTCGGTGTGTGTTGCGGAGTGATCAATTTCAGTCCAGCTAACACCGTTATCTGTGCTTCTGGCCATATATGCGCTATTTCCTACTATAACCCATGTTCCCGTGCCATTAGCGCCGCCATCATATGCAATTGCATTGAGAGCCGTTGTGTTGGCGCCGGATATATTGGTAGAGATGTCTGTCCAATTTTGACCGCCATCGGCACTCATTGCTGCTTTGCCGCCACCTGCTGCCACAAACCACTTGCCACCTCCTTGGGCGACTCCTTTATTAATGGTCTTTCCGGCGCCAAGAAAGTTTGCGGAGCCGACCAATCCAGCAGACGAAGTGGCAATCAAATCATCGCGAACCCCTATCATT